TGTAAACATTCATTCCCACGGCGATTCCAAATTTCAAAGGATTGGCAAACACATGTGCTAACCAATCCCCGAAGTATCTTCTCATCAAAATCGTCAAATCTACTGGAGCGACAATGATTGTCCTAGTCTCAGCCACACACACTTTTGCTATTGGTCTCACTTCATCTTTCAAAACTGGAACCCACACATACGCTGGCATGATACCATGTCTAATCTCAACGTCTTGTTTCGCTATGTTCTCTATCAATCCTTTATCCAAAATTTTCCTATTCCCTGTGTTATCTTCTGTAAACATCCATCCTTTTCCTTTGACCCCCGGTGGTCGTCTCTGTGTATAAGGGTATCCTTCCGAAGTACGCATATACAAAGGACACAAACCCTCAATTCCACCATTGATTTCCTCTTCTGCCGTCAGTAGTTGGGGACCCCGTTGTGGTCTAATCTTTCTAATCTCTGCAAACACATCTTTCACACACAAACACAACAAATCTTCGGGTATCGCTCGCAAATTCACACTTCCAAAATATTTCTTTATTGATTTCCACAACACATCTGTTGCTTGAGTACCAGGGTAGTACTCATGACCAGGTCCAAGCACACTGGGCATAAACAAATGTTGAAACCAAATTTCATCCCGATATTTACTATGGTCGTACTTTTGCGACCCCGCAACTATGCAACTCGGTCCAGGTAATCTCCATTTGGATGTTAGAGCTAAACCCTCCAAACGATTAAACTGGTCACATATCTCTTCTAATTCTAATCCATTCTGTGTTACAACAATTGGTTTTATCACGTCCAAACATTTCATCAAATCTTCCTTGGTGAAGAAAGTTCCTATCCCAATCTCAAGTTCTTGCGTCCTTTGATTCATCATTGAAGCGACATGCATCCCACAAATTCTATACACTCCGGAAATACACACAACAACGAGCTTTCCACAATCACCCATTTCCATCGGTTCATACTCAAAATGCTTCCCAACATAGAGCTGCCCATAACAATCTTCTTTGGCATACTCTTTCCTTTCCATTTTCAAAACTGCCCCAATCTCTTCCAAACTATCTGGCCCAACAAACAACCCATCAAAACTCACACAACTCTTCAAATCACTCAAATCTACAAAATGCTTACTAATATCTCTAAAAGGCACAACACAAAGTCCAAAGTCATAACAAATACAATCCAAAAAACAATTTCCACTTTTCATTTCCAGAACTCTCTTACGCACAAAAGTAAAAGCTGTAGACACACCCTCTCGTTCAGCACTACAAGGTGTACCATCAGAATACAACACTCCTTTTTCTACAAAAGTGTGACGGGGAAACATGCAAACTCCACCTTTAATTCCCAATCCATACACAAATTTTTGCCCAATCCTAATCTTAACAAAATTCTTTCGAAACATTCTAACTGTCGCTTGTTTATCATCCTCTACACCACCTTGAATCAAGGTGTAGCCTTCACTATATCCCGCACGTGGTTGTGCTCCAGAATTATAGTTTGGATATTCACCCTTAGATTTCATCCTCTGCGCTCTTTTCGCGTCATTGTTACGCCTTGCTTTCTTCGAAACTGCTATCTCCACTTCACCCTGATCATAATCTTCTTCTATCTCTCCACTCTGTACTGCAGGTGAAATGTATCTTTTACTACCTCGAAACAATTTTACTAAACCCAAAATTCCTGTAACAATAGCAACCCCTTGTGCTACCATTTTAAACTTACTACTATTTCCTTTATTATCTTGAAATACACGTTTGAAACTACGTGTTTTGAGACCAAATTTTGCCGAGTCACAACCCTCGGGATATTGCTTGCACATCGCTATTGCATTAGCGACCAAACCAGGCCCATCCCATAGCCATCTATACGGCTCTGTCTCATTCCTTGTTAATCCTTTCATTGCATAAAATCTCAATATCTCTTCTAAATTCTTTTCCTGATCTGATGGTACTCTAGCACGATATTTATTACACAACCCTGGTGCAACACGCTCAACTTCTGCGAAAAACTCTGGTGACACATTCGCAAAGGGATCCGCCATAGGATCCAATGTGACATACGCAAATTCGGGTTCCGCATGTTTTTGGTCTAAACACTGATCCTCACGCAAATGTTGCACATGCAATTTTTGTTCCACAAGAACTTTCTTTGGTATTCCATCTATCTCACGCGTTTGGGACGACGCATATTCACTCATGCTTTTCGGAAACAATTGAGACACAGCTTTACTACTACTACTACTACTACTAC